TACGGCTGGCCAGCAGCCTCTTGTGCATAACAAGAATCAAATGATTTATCTGAGTAGATCCCATTATTTTGGGCACTTTGAATTTTGCTCGACAGTTTATCTGGTTAAATTATTTGTGGAACTGGTTTACTTTTTCTTTTTTTCCACTAGCAACCATGAATAACAACAACAATAGTAATAACGATGCTGTATCCGTCAATTTGACACCAATGCGAATTAAAAGAGAAAGATTTTCTTCTGCTGAATCCACTATGGGGGTAACTACTACACCAACTCCCGTTATTGAAAACAAGAAGAAGAAAAAGAAAAATTCAAGCCATTTAAATGAAAAACTCCCGGCATCTCAGCTCCTTACAAGGAACCAGGTTCGTGCTTCTCAATTATCTACTCCGCTACCATCTGTCAGGAGTATGAATAATAATACGAAGCTTTGGAAAAATAAAGTACATGAAGTCAATGATACTATCAGGACACAATTAGTTGCTGAAGCCAGGAGAAGAAAATACGTTGAGAGACAATCCGGTGTTTATTCACAAGGTTTATTTGACACTAATGTTACATTAGACCCCGACACCTCCGACCAAATTGATGAACTTATTGGAATTTTCAGAAAGTTTTTGGATATAGGCGGCAACTTTAAAGAATCAGTTGGTGACGTTCCATCTATGGTCAAAAATGTCTTAGGAGAAATAAGAGGAAATGCTGAAAAATTGTCCTCACAAGCTACAACCTCAATGGACACATTAGTGGCTAGTGTTGAGGAAAAGCTGTCCAGTGTTCGTGAAGCAGTTTCGACTACCACATCTAGCTTTTTATCAATAGCGGTTCTTATCGCTTCTATAATATGGCACAATTCTGAGAGATCAACAATATCTTTTTCCGGTGTAATTATTGCTACTGGAGGAGCTTTATGGTGTAACAGAACTGTCATTTATAGCATTGTTGACACCGTGAAGACATATCTCAAGTCAACAGCACCAAAAGATGAAGATGTTGTTGTGGCACAAATTGGTTTGGATGAAGTGGGAGATATTTCCACGCTTTTAGCTGGAATCATCTCTGCTTGGTCCCTATCAATTTGTCCTAATGCCAAATTACCCATGAAATTATTTGACAATTTAAGCCACATGTCCAAGGTTAAGGAGTCTCTCACAAATATTGTTATTGCAG